TGGGACCATGCCCCGTCAGGCGCACTACCAGCAGGGTCGTGGTAGCTTGCTAGTTAGTGGAAATTCTTACACTCGAATCTTCCGCAACTCAAATGGCGATGTTGTAAACCTTGTTGTGCTAGATCCTTCAACTGTTCAGGTGCGCCGTTCAGCCATTGGTCGCAAGATTTTCATTGTGGATGGTGAAGAAAAGACTTTAGACTCCGAGTCAATCATTCACATCACAGACCTTATTCAGCCAGGTTCACTAACAGGTCTTAGCCGAGTAGAGCGCCTAAAGGAAGCACTTGGACTTTCTAGTGCAATGCAAACTTTCGCCTCACGCTTCTTTGGTGCAGATGCAACTACTCAGGGCATTATCGAATTCCCTGGCAACCTAACCCCTGAGCAAGCAAAGAACTTGCGTGACGGTTTCGATTCAGCCCACAGAGGTTTCCGTAGAGCGCACAAGACTGGTGTTCTTTCTGGCGGTGCAACTTACAAGCAGACAACCGTTCCTAACGATGCAGCTCAGTTCCTTGAGTCACGCCGTTTCTCAGTTGAGGAAATTGCTCGTGCGTTCAACATTCCTCTAAGCATGATGGGCGTTCCAGGCACACAATCTTACGCATCTGTTGAGCAGAACGCTATTCAGTTCGTGACACACACGCTTCGCCCATACATTGAGAAACTTGAGTGGGCTTATTCTCGCCTACTACCAGTTGAGGCTTTCCTAGCGTTCAACACTAACGGCCTACTTCGCGGTGACTTCAACTCACGCATCTCGGCTTACGCAACAGGCTTGCAGTCTGGCTTTATGTCTGTGAACGATGTTCGCAAACTTGAGGACATGAGTCCTGCCGAGGGTGGAGATCAATACCGCGTTCCACTAGCCAACATTGCTCTAACCGATACTGGCCTAGTTGCAGAGAACGAAAAGACCAACATGGTCAAGGCTCTGATTCAGGTTGGTTTCGACCCAGAAGCAACCCTAAAGGCATTTGGTCTACCAGTTATTCCGCACACCGGAGTTCCAAGCACACAACTTCAGGCAGTCAATACCATTGACCCAGAAAACCCAGACACAGTTTACGGAGTCTAAATGATAAACCCAGGAACTTACAACATCACCTGCCCACAGGGTGCAACTTGGGATAAGACTTTTACAGTCAGCGTTGGTGGTTCACCTCAGAACCTAACTGGTTACACAGCGGCTATGCAGGTGCGAGAATCAGCCGATGCCTCATCAGCCCTTATCAGCCTCACAAACGGCTCAGGAATTACTTTGGGTGGAACTGCTGGAACTATTGCAGTTGTTATCAGCTCAACAGCCTCAGCCGCTATTGCTGCTGGTTCTTACTCTTATGACTTAGAGCTAAACTCTGGAAGCACAATCACTCGCTTGCTAGAAGGTTCTTTCAATGTGACAGGTAATGTGACCCGATGAGCGATGTTGTAGTTTCCGTTGTTGAATCTACTACCACCGTCACCGTCACAGACCAAGATGTTGCAGTAGCAATTACCGAAACGCCTGTTGTTGTTACAACTGGCACTTCAGGCCCTCAAGGTATCAAAGGTGATGCTGGCCCTGCCAACACTTTGACCGTTGGCACAGTCACCAAATCTTCAGATGACACCGCTACCGTCACTATTACTGGAAGCGCACCAACTCAGACTATTGACTTTGTTTTACCTCGTGGCTTGCAAGGTATTCAAGGAATCAAAGGTGATACAGGTTCTACTGGGGCAACCGGAGCGACAGGTGCGACTGGCCCACAAGGTGCTACCGGAGCAACAGGTGCTAAAGGCGATAAGGGTGACACAGGTGCAACTGGTTCTCAAGGTGAAACTGGCCCTATTGGTGCTACTGGTGCAACAGGTATTGAATGGCGTGGAACTTGGTCAGTAGACATTGACTATGTAGACAATGATGCGGTTTACTATAACAATTCTTCTTGGTTTGCTTCAGGCAATCCAACTCAAGGTGAAGCCCCAGCTTTAGATGCTACTAACTGGTTCCCTCTAGCAATTCAGGGTGCTACCGGTGCTACTGGCCCACAAGGGCCACAGGGTATTCAAGGTATTGAAGGCCAGCGCGGTGAGCAAGGTGTCAAGGGAGATACTGGACTAACTGGCGCAACTGGGTCTACTGGCGCAACTGGAGCAACTGGTTCGCAAGGCCCTCAAGGTGATACAGGCCCTCAAGGCTCAACTGGCCCTCAAGGTATTCAGGGAATTCAAGGTGTTAAGGGTGACAAAGGCGATACTGGTGACACAGGGCCTCAAGGTGCTACTGGTGCAACTGGGTCTACTGGTGCGACAGGCTCAACTGGGCCAACTGGGGCTACTGGTGCTGGGGTTGTCGCTGGGGGAACTGCTGGACAGTTTCTTACAAAGATTGATTCAACTGATTACAACACAACTTGGTCAAGCACCGCGCCTTCTGCTGGATACACCTCAGTTGTAAAACATATTGTTCGCAACTCAACTGGCTCACCAATGTATAAAGGGCAAGTTGTTTACATTACAAGTGCTGACGGAACTCACATCCTTGTTAGCCTTGCTGATGCAGACTCAGAAGCGCAATCATCAAAGACTCTAGGTTTCCTAGATCAAGACCTTGCTAATAATGCCGATGGTTATGTAATTACTGAAGGTCTAATTGAAGGTATCAATACTGCTGCCGCTACCGCTGGAAACTCGGTCTGGCTATCTGGAACACCAGGTGGTTATGTTTACAACAGTCAGCCAGCAAAACCAGCCAATGGGGTTTATCTAGGTGTTGTTTCAAGAGCTAATGCCAACAATGGTGCAATCTTTATCAAAGTTCAAAATGGTTATGAACTAGAAGAACTACACAATGTTAGCAACACAGCACCAACTAATAATCAAGTTCTTACTTACTCAAGTGCTACAACACTTTGGACACCTGCCACCATTGCAAATGGGATGCTTACATATTCAACAATCACAATAAATGGAACGGCTGTCGCACTCGGCGGAACAGTCACCGTATTGGCTACACTAGGATAGATATATGCCGTATTACATTGCACAAGAAGTTGAAGGTTGTAAGGGCGATTGGGCAGTAGTCAGCGATGCTGGCACTCTGCATGGTTGCCACACAACTAAACAGTCCGCTATTGATCAGGCCGTAGCCATTTCATTAGCCACTAAAGAGGAATTCTTGGGTGAGCGCTCACACCGAGCATTGCCTGATGAGTTGTCTGTTGGTGATTTTGTTGCTTGGATTATCCAAACTAATGAAATTGAGTCTTATGCTGGTGTTGTAGCCGAGCTAAATGGCAATGAGGCTAAGGTTTCTGTTTGGGATGATGAGGAAGATATCTGGTTTGACACCAAACTTATTGCTATCGTGCCAGTTAGTGAACTAAAGAAAATTGAACCACTACCTACTGCTGATACTCCTGCAACTCTAGGTGATGTTCTTGACATGGTAGAACCACAAGATCCAGCTAACCCAATGGATAACCAGCGAGCAAAGTGGCTAAAGGCTGCTTACGCTATCAAGGCAAAACTTGAAGGCACAACAGATGAGGCTCGTGCTTTAGGTAAGAACGAATCACGCACCAACCATGTTGAACTTCGTGCTGCTGGCGATGGTATGACTTTTGAAGGTTATGCTGCCGTTTTTGACCAGCCAAGCCAGCCGCTGCCTTTTATTGAGTATGTGAAGCCTGGTGCTTTCAAGCGTTCGCTACAAAGTCGCAACCGTATGATGTTGCTTTGGAATCACGATACCTCAAACCCTCTAGCTTCAACACGCAACGGTTCATTGCAATTAACTGAGGACAATGTCGGTCTAAAGGTTCGAGCAACCCTACCGAACACAACTCTTGGTCGTGACATTGCTGAGTTAGTTCGCACAGGCGTTATTGACTCAATGAGCTTTGGTTTCTCAGTAAAGCGTGACTCTTGGTCTAAAGATGGTCAGACTCGTTTCCTTGAAGATGTAACTCTTTTCGAGGCCAGCCTTGTTAGCACCCCAGCTTACGAAGGAACTGCTGGAACTGTAAGCGTTCGTTCTGGTGATGGTATTTCAGCCGATGCTCTGGCAGATGCGTTACTAAAGATTGAATCTGGTGAAGAACTTGATGCTGAGCAAGGTGCGCTTGTTGGTGATGTTATTTCACGCCTAACAAAAACCCCAGAAGTGCAAGAAGTTGATGGTGACATTCTGGCTCTAAAGCAAAAGAAACTGGCTCTACTAATGATGGGAATCTAATGCCAAGCAAAGATGAAATTGCAGTAGCAATCAAGGTAGTAAAAGAAATTTCTGGTGATCCAAGCACCGGCGC